AAAACTTTCTTCGAATTGTTTGGCGTTGTGTACTCTAAAATCTTTTGTTATAATTGCTGGCATGTTGTCTCCTGAAACTATTTATACATTATCCTATGATCTTGTTGTATTAATTTGAGCAGGTATAGCATATCTAGTTCCTATTTTAGTGTTAAAATCTCCTAACAAGGTTGCCTCACCATCAAGAGATGTGCTGCCTGTACCAGTTAGTTTGATACTATTTATTCGTGGAATTGTAGCTGCGTCTGAATCCATTGTATCACTCGCAGGTTCTCTTTTTATCTGACCACCACTTTCTAATAATAAATCATCACCTGCATTTGTAGATGAACCATCTGTTCCGTCTAATAAAAATCTATCTGGTACGTGATTAAATGCACTAAAGATAAACTTACCTATCGTATCCATTCTTGCACCTGCGTAAACAAACCCTTGATTTATGTCTAGTGATCTGAAACTTGTTTTTCTATCACCAGGTATTTTTATAGTTAAGTCTAAATTTAAAGTAATGTCTCTAGTTGTAGAAGCAAAGGCAACGTCTCTCTCAACACCTAGTTGAGGATTACTACGAAGTAATGTGCCATCAGTTGTTGTACCTAAACGTCTACCTATCTTCTCACCAAATAGTATTCTGAATGCTTCGATAACTTCATCTTGTTCAATACCTGCTGTGATTGTTCTACCTGATCTTAATTTAGCGTCTACCTGTGAAGAAATAGTAACCTCACCTGCAAGATAAAAACCTGCTGGGTGTACAGACGATTTAAGAAACTCTCTCCAGTCTGCAATTGCCTCACCTACTTTTACAACATATGAATAATCTTGATAGTATAAACTATCTTGTATCTTTTTAGTTGCCTCAGATATTTGACCATCAACACCTACAAACTCACCTTCTGTTTCTATTACTGTGCCTGCAGTTGATGATACTACTGCTTGATCTGCATTTCTAACACGAGCAGTAACACTTGATGAGCCACCTGTGATTGTAACTTTATCACCAAAGGTACCAACAACGTCTGTCAATATTAATATGTTTGTGTCTGAATTAAAACTTTCTACAGTTCCTGATACGGTATCACTAGTCTCTAATTGTAATCTACTTTCATCAGAACCATTGTGTGTTATGATTACAATATCTTCGTCTCTATCATTTTCATATATCGTATGTACTAATCTATTATTGCCATCACTATCTTCCGTAATGATACCATCTTTTTCAAAACCATCAAATACAGCAGGACTTACAAATTCCTCTTGTGCAAAACTATCACCATCTTCCGTAATTAAATCACCGTGGTCATCTTCAGCTCTTAAAACAGGATGTCTAAAATCTTCTAGTAGTATAGGAAAATCTAAAGACTCAAAACTTTCTAGTGTAAGATTATCTTCAGCAGTTGCTGTTACAGTTTCACCAGTTGTAAATGTTCCTGATAAATTGTCAATTTGCATATGCACTTTAGGATTAAGCACAGGTGCTTCTTCATATCTAAATCCTTGGTCTAGTATTTTAAAACCTAATAAGTTTCCTACTTCACTAGACACAGGAAATACAGTTGCACTTGAACCTGATGATGATGATACTGTTACAGTAGGTAGTGTTAAGTATCCACCACCTTTATTTGTTATTTTAATTTTTGTAATATCATTTGTATTACTATTAGTTTGTGCCTCCATGACTAACTGGTCAGTCGAACTATCTTCTAAAATAATTAGACCATCTTCTATTCTATCTTGTTCTAAAAGAAAACCACCATTAACTACAGCAACCTCACCTGCTAGTCCTGTACCGTCAGTAGGATTAGTAACACTTAATGCGTCACCTACCGCATAACCTGAACCACCACTTTCAATAATTATTTCTTCTATCTTACCATAACTTACGGAGTCCACTTGAGCACTTAAACCTATACCACCTTTTTGCTGACTGATTGGTACTTGTTCATTTATAGTATAATATCTACCGCCACTAGTTACAGTTAAATCATCAGCAATACTTTCAATATTACAGGTTAATGTTACATCAGGATTATCATTTGCAATACCAGTAAATGTAGAAAAAGTTTGTTGTAATATTTTATTACCATCTTCATCTATGATATCATCACCATCAGTTTCATCTATGATAGAGTGACCTAAACTATTTTGAAATGTGCCTGTGATACTTGCTTTATTTAATATGAGTGTTGCAACGTCTCTTTGTACACCACCTAAAGTTACAGCATTTACAGTTACACTTTCTACAACAGCACTTGCAAGATTAACAGTAGTATTACCTGGTATATTTTCTTGTGTAATTGTTTGACCTGCAAGTTTAGTCATATCACCATTTGATGGTGAAACTAAAGTTGCCTTTAAAACGTTTTGTGTTTGAAAGTTACCATCACTTACTCTTAACAAATCAACAGTAGGATAATATAACTCTGGTGTTTCATTAAACAATGCACGGAAAAATATTTCGTGACCTTTCTTTGTACCTTTTCTTTTATACAAAGATAAAATATTTTTTGTAAGTTGTCTTTTATCTAAACCACTTGTTAAACTATTTGGTATTGTTTGTAAAAATGTATTTCTGAATTGTAAGAAAAAATCATCTAAGGTATCATTCACATCAGCGTACTCAAGGATTTGAGTTATACTTTCATTAGGGTTTGCCCTATACTTTGATATAATTCCTTGAGCACCTGATGTGCCGCCTGTAATCGTCTCTCCTGTTACAAACTTTGTATTTGCAGATATATATAATTGTAAATTATCCGTATCTTCAGCAAGTATGGTTGCAGTCTCACCTGATGTGCCACCTGTAATTGTTTCACCTTTACTAAACTCACCTACTGAACCTTCTTCATTTAGTATGTAATCATTTTCGTTACTACCTTTTGGATCTGTTCCATCTAACGCAAGAAAATTTTCCGTTCCTGTTTCTAAAAGTATTTGGTCACTAGCAGTTACACTTGACAATGTAATCTGAGCAGAATCCATAAAACGATAATACTGTTTGACAAACTCAACCAGTAAAGGATTATTAGCTTGTATGTGTTGTGGAAATTGCCTACTTACTAGTGGGTTTAAATTTTTTGTAAACTTTGCCATGGATTACGAAGCATAACTTGTTGCTGCTGTGTATCCTATACCTGATGTTGTATCATAATCATCAGCAGATACAGTTACGGTTGTATTAGTCTCATCAATTTCTACTACCTGATTTCTTACAGGTATGACATCTACTGAATTTGGTATAACGGTTAATCTAACGGCAGTTGATGTTGCACCATCTACATTTGAAACGTCTGTGATAAACAAAGAGTTTAATGTTATTGTTCCATTTGTATAGTCAATCGTACCTTGAGTATTATTTGTGTATGTTCTTGTTTGACCCACAAGATAATATAATCTTACATTACCATTACCATCATCATCTAAAAAGTATTCATTAGTTGTGTCGCCATTTATTTTAAAACCTGTTGAAACTAATATACCACCTGCACTTTTATTATGTTCAGCATGTGGATTAAAAAACGCATTGTTAAATTTAATTGTGTAAGTTGTTGCACCTGAGGTTGTTGCAGTAAATGATTTATGCATTTTAACAGTTGTAATATTAGATAGTATTGAGGTATCGACTTTGTTTATTGTTTCAATAAATTTAGAGTGTCTAAACAATCCATCAAACTGTCCAAGATTATCTGTATTAAATTTTGTAATAGCTGAATTTACTAAAGCCTTTATACTATCACTTGTTCTAGTTGTTGACTTAGCGTCAAATTTAACATCAACATTTAATTGTAATGATGTTGTTTCTGGATCTTCTATGATAGGTGTAATACTTGCTACGTTAAAATCTTTTAACTGTGTAATGATATCTGTTTTAGTTGCTTCAGTTAATGTTGCACCTGCGACAGGATTAATAGAAATATAAACACGACCATAAACAGGTGTGTCATTATCTTCACCACCCCATACAGAAACAGACTTTGCATTTGTGTAAATTTGTTTTACTTTACTTACATAGTCATTTGTAGTTACTGTTCTATTCTGTGAAGCAAATTGTTTTGGTGCATTAAAACGAATACTGTCTGGTGTTTCAGGTTGAGCACCATTTGCTGAGTTTGTGGCAGTAGTAATAGTAACGTCTGAAAATCCACCAATGTTACCTGATAAACTAAATGAGCTTGCACCATTACTTTCTTCAGCATTTGTTACAATGTAAGATAACGTAACTATATTACCTGTTGATAAAGCTGCACCAAGAACACCATCACCAAACTTAACTTCGTATTGTGAATCCTCAGCACCTTCAAGATAATAAACCTTTGATGTAGATGTAATATCTGCCAAGTCAGTTGCAAGTGTATATGTGGTTGTTGTCGAGTCAGTTGAGCTATTTTGTACTGTAACTTTTAATGTGTTAGTATCTGCTAAATCATTCTTAATTAAAAATCTTTGATCAGCATTTGCTGTATCTACTGTGTACTTATTATTAACCAGTGTACCTTCATAAACTTCTAAATTAGAAAAAGTATAAACACCATCAGTAGGTGTAATTGTTGTAGCGTCTTTTACAATATAGTTGTAAGTTGTTCCATCTACTGACGCTGTAAAAGTTGTACCACGAGAAGCAGTTAGTGTTGAACCTGTTGCATTGTTAACCACGACATTTAAAAACGCCACAGGTGATGTTGCACTTCTTGGTGTGTACCCAACATGTTTGGCGTGTGATACAATACTGTTTCTTAAATCAGCGCTGTCTAAAAACATTTCATTGGCAAGAACGTTTGCATATACAGCGTTGTAATGTGTATTGTATGCTAGAACATCTAATAACGTAGATAATGTAGAGCCTTCAAAATCATAATCAGTTAATTGATCTTGTTGTTTTAAAAACGTTTTAAGATTATTTTTTATATTATCAAAATCTAAATCTGTTACCTCTAATCTCTTTGCCATCTTATCTACTTCTTTCTAACATTGTTGTAAGGCTTACTAGTTCACCAGGCACATTAATTACTCTAAAACTTATTGTGATTTCGTAAGCATTTGCGTCTGTATTAGGTCTTGCGTCAACAGATACTACTTGTGCTCTAGGTTCAAAGTTAGCTATAACTTCTCCTACGACCCTAGATAAAGAATTTGCTGTAATAGGATCTAGTGGTTCAAATAATAGTTGTGATATACCTGAACCTATTTCAGGATGAAAAGGTCTATCATAGTGATTTGTTAATATAAGATTTTTTACAGATTGTTTTACAGCGTCAACATCTTTTTTAACAATAACATCTTTAGTTGCTGCATTTGTCTCAAAAGATAACGCAATATCTCTATAAAGTCTAGTTGACCTCGCACTTGCATTTGTTCTAGAAGCGTCTGTGTATCCTGATTGTAGTATTGCCATGATAACTATTTATCACGTTATCCTGCATTTACGTTAGAACTTCCTCCACTTCTTGGATGAGTACAAGAATCAGCGTCACCTGTTCTATTGACAGGTACACCAGTCGCAAATACAGTCGCACTACCATTGGCAGTTGTTGCACCTACATGAGGTCCTGGGTGGGGTGACACAGCACTACCATCTATCAATACTGATGAACCATTTGCCTTAACATTAATACTGGATGAACCAACACCTCCTGCTGAGTTGGCGTCTCCATCTCTTTGTATTTTTGGCATTACCCTTGACCTATACTTCTTTTGTGTTGTCTTCTCTTATGTTTATTCTTAGGTCTTGATCTAGAACTGTCCCCTATTGATGTTCTTTTCTTTGGACCTCTAGAATATGCGACTACCTTTATTCCTCGTTGTGCCATCTAATGCTCACAGTTTGCACATTCGCAAGATTGACAAGACGAGCCATGAGAACAATGACAACCGTGTCCACAGTTTTTACATTCCATTATTTTTTTCCTTTTTTCTTTGTAGTTTTCTTTTTCTTTTTAACTACCTTCTTTTTCTTTGTTTCTTTTGGTGGTAATACATTTTCACTCTTACCCCAATTCTT